TCTCTTCTTAGGTTTGTTTCTGGGTATTCTTGTTTTACTTTTATTAAAAAGTCTTTTAATGAATCTGATTCTTGAGCTGTAATATAAAGGTCTCCCATTTTAGATTCATCTAAGTCTCCTTCATCGCTAGCTTCTTCATATCCTCTTGGATGTGGAATATCATCTGCTTCTTCGTCTCCTTGTAATTCAAACTCTTCTTCTTCGTTATAGTTTTCTGGATCTGAGTAGAATTCATAATCGTTTTCTCCTGGTTGTCCGTAGTTGGCAGATCTTTCAGCTCTTTCTTCATCTCCAAACATATCACCCATTGATTCAGATAATACTTTTTTGATTAGTCTTTTAAATCCTTCTTTTAACTCTGCTTTTTTCATACCGTTAAAAGTGTCAACTGTATTTTTTGCTGTTACAGGAATCATTTTATCATGTAAGTCCACTTTTGGATTAACACCTGCTACTTGGTTTGTATAGAAAATTGAATCTTTTGCTAAGTTTTTAGATACTTTTGCTAATGCTTTTGCATATTCTTCTGCTGTTGGTGTTCCATTTACTCCTAATACTTCCAATTCAACTCTTATTCCTCTAAGAATTTGTTCGTATGGATATTTGTCCATATCGTTGGTTGGTTTGTATCTGTAGTCTGTTAGGTTATTTTTAGTAAGTCTAGCTTCTTCTACCCTAACCTCTTGGATCATTCCTCTGTTCTTAAGAATCTGAACAGCATCATCGTATCCGTTAAAACGAGTTACTAGGTTTGGAAGTTCCATTCTAGCATCAGCTAAGAAATGTTCTTTAGAAAATTTTCCTTCTTGAATTCCGTTATATTTTTCTTGTAAAGTTTTCATATTATTTATTTTCGTCTAAGTAGTCAAACATTTTTGTATGTGAAGGATGCTTTGGTCTTGGTGCCGCTTTAAATCCTAGCTTTTGAGAAGCCTTAGTTGCTGCATTAGCTCCTGCTCCTTTTTTAGAAAAAGCAAATGGTGTAGAATACCCTCCTACTCCTCCAGTTGTGCTCATTTCTTCTAACACTTCCTGTACTGCTTTAATTATTTCTGATCTTTTCATAGACTTCTTAATTCATTTACTAATTCATAGTATTGCATTAATGAAACTAAATGATTATCATCTACTTTTTGTGTATTTTTTATTGGAATAATTACTTTTTGAATTTCTTCTAATTTAATTTTAACTACTTTATCAGTAATATTCTTTTTTAAGTTAGAGATTTCTGTTTGTAATTTAGTCATTTCTTCATTTACTACATTTCTTAATCTAGCTGATGAATTAACTGATACTATAAATTCCTTTAAAATGTTTTTTTGTTCTGGAAGTAGATCTTTATACTGATGATTGAATTTTTCTAGTAATATTTTATATGTTAAAAGTCTTAAGTCTTTATCATATTTAGAATATTCTTCAATTAAAGCATTTTTTACTTGTCCTTCTGCTGTTTTACTTTGAGTTAAGTGCTCAAGTATTGTAGTCTTATTATCAACAAATACATCTAAGTCTACTAGACCTGCTGCGTTTTGTGCTTCCATTAAACAGTATAGAGCTGCTAGTGGTTTGTAAGCTTCTACTTTAATAGAAAAGAATTCTTCTAAATCATAATGACTTTTAAGTTCTTTTATAAGCTCGTATTTTTGCTTACTAAGGGAATTTGTATCTAGCTTTCTAGATATCTCTACTATAGTGCTAAGTATTGATTCTGCTTTCTTAGGTCCTACGCCTTTGTTCTTTAATACAAAATCGTATAATTTAAACTCTCTTACTAGTGTTGTGTTTCCTGTATAGAATTTTCTTAGTACCGTTAAAGCCGGGGAATCCCTTTTAGATAAGGTATCCGCTGCTATTTGCTTTACTAATAGTTCAAATATCAGGCCCGTGTTTTTATACTTACTGTGTTTAATACGCATCTTAGGTATGTCTTTGTTATAAATAGTGTCTAGTTATCTAAATCCTTAATGTTAGCTTCATTTAGAAGATCTGATTCGATTTCTGCTTCTTCCTCAAAGATATTCTGTTTCTTAATAGGGAAGAGGTTTTTATTTCTTAGAAAAACTGACATGGTATTGTTTATACCTTCTCTTACGTTTTCATTATCACTTGGAAAACCGCCTTTCATTCCATGAACTCCTAGTCTGTCTCTTCCACCTACCGGATCTGCTTGTGTACCTATTATTGACATCTTCTCTCTAGGTCTTCCTACTGGTGAAGTTTCGTCATATCCTGCTGGTAACTCACCTTGCTCTCTTCCGTAGATTGAAGCTAGGTCGTGAGGTGTTCCAAAAGATAGTCCTGTTGATACTGGATCGTTTCCTTCGTTTTCTATTTGAGATATCCTAAAGTCTCTCTTAGCATCCTCTCTAATAAGTTCTCTCATTTCGTTGTATTTATCTTCTGAGATGTCAAATAACATATCGTAGATATAATCTGATGAGAATAGTTTTGTTGATTGCATTTGAGTTGCTAAGTCAACTTTTTCTTTCCAAAGTGCTACTTTTTCTTGTTCATAAATGATAGAAGGTGTAGTTAATTTGATTTCAAAGTTTACTAAAGACTCTTTATCGAATCCTTGAGAGTATAAATGCACTAATCCAATTTTGGTTAATTCACTTTCTATAATTCTTTGAAGTCTTTCTACTGTTCTAGCAAAACGAATATCTTCTGCTGCAAGGGTTGCTTTACCTGTAAGGTCTTTTTCGTATCCAAAATATGCTTTTGGCACTTTAAGTGCTGCAAACATTTTATCTCTTAAGTACTCAATATCATTTGTACCATCATACTCTAATCCTTTGGTTGTCTCAATTTTTGTTGAAGTATCACCACCACGAACTGGAAGATAGAAATCTTCCATCATGTTTTGCATGTTGAACTTCAAGTTATATTGACCTGTTTGTGGATCTACATAAGGAGTTTTCTTAATACTGCTAATAGTCTTTTGCATAAACTGCTCAACTTCATTTGGTGGAATAGATCCTACGTTGATGTAGAACATTCTCTTCTCAGGAGCTCTCATGATTCTGTGAATCAACATTGCATCCTCCATTAAAGTTAATTGCTTGTATATCTTTCTAGCTGGTTCGATATATGATCTACCATAAGGAAGGTAGTTTGTATCTGATATTAATCTAAAGTGAGCTACTTCGTAGTTGTCTAGTGTGATAGTTTGTTTACTATTGTTTGGAATGTAATTTGGATCTGCTGAAGAAGCTAATCCGTCTGGATCAATTGAGAATGTTACTTTAGTTGGATCTTCTTTATCCATCCCCTCATGTCTTACCATATGGTAAACTGTATAAGGAAGTACATTGTAAACTCCAAATTTCTCTGAGATCTCTAGTTTTAAAAAGAAGTCCCCGTACTTGCACATATTTCTAACCCATGACCATAGGTTAAATTCGATGTTTAATACATCGTAATATAAGTTATAAAGGACTCTTTGAATATTTTCGTCTGTAGATTTAATAGAAAGAACTTCTCCTACTTGATTCTTAAGTGTAGATTCATCTGCTAGTATGTCTAACGTAGATGCTATGATTGCATCTGTATCCATTGCTTCATAATCTGAATAAAGCTGTACCCTAAGTGTTTGATAGTTAAGGTTTGGATTGAATATGTTTTTGTTATTGTATATGTACAGTCGAGAGAATCTATCCAATAGTGAATTGGTCTGATATTTCCCTGTTGATTGAATGTGATTAACATCAGCAATCTTTAACTCATCCCCTCCTACGTTTCTAACTAATATATCAGTTGAGAATAACCTCTGGAGTGAGGTAAATAAATTTCTTTCTGCCATTTCTGAAATGTTTTATTTATAAATAGTAACTTATCCTAATAGCCAGGTTAAGTCCTCTTGGCCACCAGGCGTTTCCATAAGGTAAGGATTATTCTGCATAGGAGCAACGTTATAAACACCTGTATTTCTTTGATTAAGACTTACAAAAGAGTTCATTGTAGCCCTTGAAAGATCCATTCCTTGTTGTCTCATACGAATGGCTGTATCTCTAACATATAAAGCTGTAGCAAAAGCCATAACTAAATCGTCATTGTAACCTGATTGTGCCTGTGCCTTACCGTTTCTCCATATGAATACCCTCATCTCTCCTAACAATCGTTTAGACTGTAGTATTACTGATCTCTCCCTTACGTATTCGGTCATTTTAGCTATTACTAAAGGTCTTGTTTTAAGAGACATTGTAAATCCTGGTACTAGTTTATCTCTTTCGTATTTGGCCATATAAGATTCAACTGTTTCTGTATCAGATCTAGATGAATAGTATAGGTTTTTATATTCTCTGGATATTACTTGTTCGATTGTTGACCATCCAATATTGGCATTCTCTATTACTAGAAGTGCATCGCAGTATTCTGTTGCTATTCCTACCAATACGTTTCCGTATTCTTTTGGGGAAATCTTACCTTTATATTCTGCTACTTGTGTGCAGCTTTCAATATCAAAGACGTGGAAGCCAGAGTAATCGGTAGAGTCCCCTCTAGCGACATCGGCAACAACCATGTAGGATTTACTATAGTCAGGTGATTCCCATATCCATAGATTTCCATCTACTCCTCTTCTCTCCATTGGATCTTTTACATATGTCTCTTCGTAGAAAGCCATATTTTCAACCTCAATTACTGAATCTCCAGATGACATGAAATCGCAATCACACTCCTGTGCCGCATGTTTCTCTCCTAATTGTCTTGTTTGTTCATCTCTCCAGTCTTGTTGTCTTTCAGGATGCACATCCCATTTTAATTTAACAGGTACGAATCCATTCTCTCCTGCTTCAGCTTTTTCCCATGTTTTGTGGAACCAGTTACCTACACCGTTTGGAGTAGAAAGAGCCATACATTGACCCCCTGTTGCAAGAGTTTGTTGTGCTGCAGTAAATGTTTCTTCAATGTTATCGATAAAGGCAGCCTCATCTATTAAAAGCAATGATACCGCTTCTGAACGAGCAGCATCTGCATTAGATGATTTAGCTGTAATTTTAGAACCGTTTTTAAGTCTTAATGATAACTTATTCTTCTCTGTAAAAGGTAGCTGTAACCATTTTGGTAGATTCTCATACATGAAAATCGTTTTGGTTACAAGGTTTCTAGCTGTTGCTTGTGTGATTGCTAATGCTAGTACGTTTTTATCTTTATGGAAGATCATTAACCATAAAGCGTATGCCGAGGCTAATGTAGAGATTCCTAACTGTCTTGATTTTAGAGTTATTAACATTTTTTCATCTCTGAATAAATGTAATACTCCTTCCTGGAATGGATAGAGGTTAAATAAAATTCTACCTCTTGTTGGATGCTGTATGTAGCAATACTTCTTCATGAAGTAAGCCGGGTCTTTTGCACACTTTACATACTCTTGTGCAACTATTTGTTTGATATCTTGTTGTGACATATTATATACTTATATATTATAAATATGTGGATATAAAAAAACCCACCTTTTGAGTGGGCTTGTTTACTTATTCAATGATACTATTTTCTGTTTTCTGCTAAGAACTTTCTTAAGTCAAATCCTTCTTGTAAAGCTACGACTTCTTTATCTTTAGCTGGAGTCTCTTTCTTTTCTTTACCTGTAAATTTTTTGTCGAATTCTTTTCTTAGTTTTTCTTCTGCTTTTCTTAATGCTACAATATCTTTACGCATTTGTTTAACAGCTTTTTGATCGATGTGTTCAGCATGCTCTCCTTCTTCTAAAGATCCTACTTTAGCCTCTAGTGCTTCGTAAACTCTTTTCATCTCATCCATTTTGTACTTATGAGCTGCTTCGTTAGTTCCGTTCTCAATCTCTTTCATCAATTCTTCAATTGAATTGTATTTTGGAAGAGGTTTTGCTTCTTCGATACTTTCTTCTCCTTCTGGAATGTTTAATTCTGGTGCAGGATTTGGTAGTTGGTTTGGATCGTCTTGACGGCCCATTGTATAGTCTACATTTTCTTCTTCTCCTAATGCATTTTGCACCATTTCTACTAAACGTCTTTCTTTATCAGTTAAAGTACTTTCGTTTACTCCTTCTTCAAATTGTCTTTCAATATCGTGTTGTGCTTGTTCGATGTCATTAGCTTGTTCGTCACCTAATCCAATTTGATTAGCAATTGCTCTCATCTCTCTACCTGGAGCTGATGGATCGTGACTAAATTCTGAAGTGTCTACTTGTCCGTTGTGGAATGCATCTTGTACTGCATCTTCCATTTGTTGAAATTCAGGAGTACCTGGTGTAAAGTCGTCTGCTATTGCATCCATTACTTCATCAAATCCGTAATCACTTCCTTCTTTAAGAATTTGTGTATTCTTTGTAAGTTTATTCTCTGTTAAGAATGTTCTTAAATTAAAATTATCTGCCATTGTGTTTTATTTTTGTTTATAAATAGTTTGTTTTTTGATTAACTAAGGACATCTGCATAGTCGAGATACAGTGTATTAGATCTCCCCTCTTTACTTGGTAATGCATTTTGTGGAAATGCTCTTAATTCTATACCATTAGGTACTCCTATATGGTGGTTAAAAACTAGTGCTGGAAGTTTATTATCTTCTTCTATTTGTTTTAGGTCTGTGTAGAGTTTATGTACTTTAACTGTAACGATATTTCCTGTAATTGAAAAATCTCTTTCTAGAAAATCTTGCTCTATTACAATAGTTGGGTATGCTGTTTCTGATCCAAAAATAATTTCATAATCAAGATCTCCAGGAGGGTTTAGTATTACTACCTTTCCCCAATTTTTTCCATTAGGATCTTTCATAAAGTATTTAGACTTTTTTGCAGTATCCGGCCTATGTGTTAGGGTTAGCTTTGGGATACTTCCTGCCTGTGCTTTTGTTAGAAACTTTTTATAAAGCTCTGCAAACCTTGTTTTACTGCTTTCCCATCTTCCTCCTACTTTTTTCTTAATAGAAACCCCTAATACCGGTGTACCATTTGAGTAGAGATCTACATCTGATTTACTGTGACTACTGTGTCCGCTCCAAGAGACATCTTCCGCTTCATCTACATTCTTTATAGTATAATTTCTTCTACCATCTGTAAACTCTACTGTTACAGGTCCTCCTACTTGCTCTATTTTACTTCTCAGTATTCCTAGAAATGTTTTTTCATTTAATTTACCATGACCTCCGCCTATTTGAGCAGATAAAGGTTTATGTATAATGCTTATTCCATCTCTAGTTGCTGTGTTTCTAGATACTTGTTTAAATCCTAGAGGTTCAACTGCGGCAAAAAACTCAGGCCTAGACATGTCCAATAGGTATACTACCTTTGTTCTTGTTTCTGATTTGATAAACTCTTTTGGAATATTTAAAGCATTGGCGACTTCTAAAGCTACTGTTTGTGCTTCTGTTGAAAGGTACTCAAACCCCTTTTTAGCGCTTTCTAGATTAGCAACTTCATTTAATACCGTAGAGAATGGTACTTTAAAGATTTGTTCAAAAATCTTTATATCATCAGGGTTATTCATATCTGGGTATCCTTTCTTACAACGGAAGGCCCATTCTGCTACTACTTTATCTATTACGCTCATAACTTATTTTTATTAAAGTGCTTCTGGTGTTTCTTCTTCAAATTCTGCTGCGGCTGCTTCTCCACCTTCTTCTCCACCTTCAGGTGCTGGTTCTTCACCGCCTCCGGCTTCTCCACCTGGAAAGTCTCCGCCACCTCCGCCTCCTGCTGCTGGTTCTGCCGCTGGTGCTCCGAACTCTTCTCCACCTGGTTCTTCACCAGTTGTAATCGGTCCGTTTTTAAGAAGATCGTTTATCTTATCTAACGCTTGTTGGTATTCTGCTAATTTATCTAGATAATACTTTTTACCTTCGATTTGTGCTTCAAATCCTTTACCCATCCATTTAATATTGAATGATTGACCATTTTTAAGATCAACTGCGAATGTGGAAGGTTTTGGTACTACCCATCTTACATCTGTTACAAATTCTGGATATTCTTGTGTAAATAAAGATACTAATGCTTTCTTAACTGTAGGAAATTTTCCTAGTATTTCTTCTGTAGATGTTTTAAGAACTGCTCCTTCTTCCTCTTGAAGAATTTCAACATATGCTTCTAGCATTAATTGCTGTACTTCTTCTTTAGTTATTCTTTTAGAAACAACATCTCTTCTGTGTTTTAGGTACTTATCTGTTTTATCGACTTTTCCGTCATTGTTTACATCGTCGTCTTCTTTTCCAACTGCATCTAATGCTTCATTCTTATTTGACA